GTAATTGATTATTGTTGAGCTTCCGCCCATATTCCCTCGAGCCACGTTGCCTTTTAAGCCCTTAGAACTCAGGCTCAACGCCTTGTTCATCGCCGTTAAAATCGGTAAAGGCTTTATTGTTGCAGCAATAGTTTCGGCAATTTTTACTTTGTGCAAATCTTTCAGTGGTCCCATTTTTGCGGGCGAATGCGGTAAGTGGTCGCGGATTATTTGAGTATGTTTGCCAATTGCCTCTTGAGTTTTACCTGTTTTTGAAAGCATTCCGAATGACAAAAAGTCGGCAATTTTAGCACCTAATTGAAACATTTTTTTGACTAAGTCTGTAACTTTCAAAATTATCTGAGCGAGAACTTTTCCAAACTTCACACCCATTTTTTCAGCCGCTCCGCCTGTATCCTCAACAGGTTTTATAAGGTTTTTAAACCAATTAAAAATGGCTTTTAATGGAACTAAAATAGGTGATAAGGCTTGAGCTAAAGCGTTAAATGCAGGTTTTAAAGGTGTTAATCCTTCTTTTAAGCCTGTAAACACTCCTCTGAAAAACCCTGTAATCGGTTTCCAGTATTTGTAAATCACAAGTGCAACTGCTCCTATGGCAAGAGCAATCCAGCCGATTGGCGAGGTTAGGAGAGTCAAAGAAAATGCCCTAAACGCCACAATCGCACCTTGAATTTTGCTTGGGATACTTAAAAATCCTGATTTCATAGCATTAAGCCCTGCAACAAAATTTGTCGGTATAGATTTTACAGAAGTGATTGTCCAAGTTTTGAGAGCCTGGACAGAATTTAAAATATTTGTTGGAAGTTCTTTGAAACTTCTGATTAAGCCTGATCTTAAATTATTATCAATTCTTCTAATATCAGTCATCAAGCCGTTTTTGAAAGAGAAGTTTGAGAGGTCGAAACCAAATGTATTTCCGGCAGCTTTAATTTTGGATCCGTATTCAAAGTTATGAGCAGTAGAATTTAATCCTACGAATTTTAATAAATTTAGATAATTTTCTCTTAAAATTGGATTTAAAAATTTTGCATATTGGAGAAATTTCCCATATCCGGCAGTCAATTTTGAAACAACAAGCAAAGTAGAACCGACAGCAAGGCTGAATACTCCTAAAGTAATTAATGTTGCACTTAAAGCAACTGTTGTAAGGGCAATGTTTTTGGCAAATATCGGATGTTTAGTAACAAATTTCCCAATAGAATCTGAAGCATTATTTAGATATACAGCAAGGTATTTCAGTTCAGGGGATAATGTTGAACCAAATTGAGCAAGAGTATTTGTTAAAGTTCCTGTAAAAGCTTCCCAAAGGTTTTTGAATGTTCCCATTATAAGGTTTAATCTTGTTTGTAAATCTGCCTGTTTTCTCAGGGTGTCCTGTGCTTTTTGATAACCTTTCAAACCTTGAGATGCAAGTTCAGATATAGCTGTTGCAGCTTCCTCCCCAAAAAGTTTTTTAATTGTATTCAATTTGTCTTGTTGATTTAAAACATTCAATTTGGAAATTTGTTTAATAAGATTTTCTATTCCGAGGAATTTACCGTTTTTGAAAAATTCAAGATGAATTCCTGTTCTTTTTAATTCCTCATTAATTTTTTGCATACTTTTTCTGCCCAATTTTTCATCAAGGCTAGGAATTTCAAGTAAAATTCTTCTCAAAGAAGTACCAAGTTGTTCCCCTCTTATCCCTGCTTGAGCTAATGAACCTGAGAGTGCCAAAACAGATTGGCTTTGTTGATAACCTGATATCCCCAATTGCTTAAAAACAGGTCCTGCATATTTTAATGTGTAAGCAAATTGCTCGGGATCTAATCCAAAAGCAAACTTAGCTCTTTGAATCTGGTCTATGAATTTAACAAAATCTTTTTCGGCGATTCCCAAGCTTTTTGAAAAAGTCGCGGTAATATCAGCAACACCTTCAGGTGAAACATCGCCGAGAAGAACTCTTAAATAAGCAGAGCCCTCAAGCCCTCCGTTTGCAATCGTTTTACTTGCAATACCGAGTTCTTTTAATCTTGCGGCCATAAGCGTAAAATCTCTTGTTGTCCCTGGCAGTTTCATCCCGAGTTTTTCAGATTGCTTGTTGATTTTTTCAAAGTAAGAATCAACGCCGGAACTTGTCATAAAAGCTACTTTCATTCGAGTTTGGGCATCTTCAAGATCGGCAAATGCTTCGATTGGTTTTTCTATTGCTATTCCAAGTGCAACTCCTACAGCAGTCATTCCGGCACCTGCGGTTACTAACCCCTGCCCTATTTCTTTTGTTGTATCAGATACTTGCTTAATTTTCCTTTGAAGTTTGTCAAACTCTTCATTAGACTGATTGACAGCATCTTTAATAACCCTTGACATTTTGTCAAAGGCGATAAGAGTTAAAGATACTTTCATTGCTGTGTCTAACATTCTTCTTCCAACGCCTCAGTTGTGCTCTGCTTATACTTGATTGCCTCGTTTACCCAAAAAGAAAGCTCATCAAGAGCCATGTTTTTTATTTCGCTGTGCTGCCAGCCGGTTGTTTTGGCGAGGTGGATGATACAGTCGGCTGTAAGGACTTGAACTTTCCCGAGATTTCCGCCTGAAGGGCGAGAACATCTTCCAAGTCATACTCAAGTAAATCCTCGTAAACTACTTTTTGCCCATCAACTTCTGCAAGTTCAGCAATAAGTGCAAATGTAATTTCTTCAGATGTTTTTGCTTTTCTTTGGGCGTTCAAAAGGTGAAAACCTTTGCCCGATTCAAGCACTATTTTTTTCCCTGATGGTAATACCAATTCTGCTGCCATATTAGCCTCCTATATTGCTTTTGTACATCGATAAAATATCGACGGAGCCTACCTTGTAGATATTTTCAAGAACATCTATTTCAAAGATTTCTTCTCCGTTTACAACTAATTTTGCGTAAGTTACTGCCATTGTTGTTTCATATTCGGCGTTGTCTCCCGGTTTAATTGTCCCAAGAGGAAATTCTTTGAAAGTTCCTGAGATATATGCAACCGCCGGGACTTCTGAAATTCTGCCAGCACCGTTATAAGTCTCGAGCGAGGCTCTGACTTGAATTGCAACTGCAACAAAAGGGTTTGCACAAGTTCTTAAAACATCAGGGTAAAGTGCGTTCCATTTGATTTTACATTCCAGTTTATCTATACCTGCAAAAAATTCAGCAGAACCCACCATTCCAAGTGCTTTATGTTCAGCCATTTTGTGTTTAATTTGCGGAAGCTGAATTTCTTCTGCTCGGCCCAAAAGGTTGTTTCCGTTCATATAGATATTTGCGTTTATTAGTTTATTTATTTGGATCTTGGACATTTTATGTTCCTTTCGTTCGATTTTGCTTAAGTGGTGCCGAGGCTTTTCAACAATTGAATATTAATAAAGCTTTCAAATGTAATTCTTTCAGCAGGTGTCGGAGGCATAAATTCTATGTCAAAAACAAGATGCCCGTTTGCGATTTCTTCCGGCGAATTTTTAGCAGGGTTGTAAAAGCATTTGCCATCAATTAAAGCCCCACGCCCGATTAAAGTTCTGATAAAGGCATTAACGCTTTCACAAATTGAATCAATTAATCCGTTTGTAATTGGGTGGTCGATAAACTGAAGCATCGAATACTCAACACTTTCGTGAATAATGTCCGCTGTTCTTCTCACATTGATAAAGTTAATCGGCAATGTTGAACTCGGATAAGCTGCTGAGCGGTTGCCCCAAGTTCTCAACCCTGAACCATAACTATTAAATACAGTAACAATTCCAGCTTCATTGAGTGTGTTGACCTCGCTTGACGGGTCGTTAATCATTGAAGTAAGTTGTTTTTCGACTCCTGTAATACCCAAAATTTCCGTGTTTGATGGAGACCACCAATAACCTTTTTCTATATCTTTTGCGGCGATTACACCTGCAAGGCGTTGAGAATATGGTTCTAATACTTCACTTTCTGTTGTTGGGTTATAAACTTTTAGATGTGGGTAGCAAAGAAGAAGCCTTTGAGATGCAAAATTAAAGTTGATTGTTCCCTCAGGTCCTCTGCCTGTAATAGCATCTTGAACTGTTGAACCAACAGGTGCATCAATAATTCCCATCGCACGAATTTTGTTGCAAACTGTAGTAATATCTGTTACCACCGCTTTGTCTTCACAAAATACAGGAGCAATGATGGTTTTTGGATAAAAACCAAATAAAGAATAGCAATCTTCAAAAGCCTTCATTCCTGTTCTTTTGCCTGTAATCGTATCAGCTTTTCCGTTGATATCAGCGATTGTCACGCCTGAAACAGTAGTATGCACCGCAGGATCGAATACATTTATAACAATAACAATTCCTGCACCTTGGTCGAAAATAGCTTTTAAAGCACTTGGGATTGTATAGCCCGTTTTATCTTCACCAAAGTATTTTACAGCCTCTGTTTCGTTCAAAATCAAAGTCGGTTTGTTTACTGTTTTGTAATCGGCTGCGACATCCGCTATCGGGGCAGTTCCGACAAGTCCAATTACTGCGGTTTTGACTGTTTTTATTGTTACAGACCCTTTTTGAACTTCGATTGTTTCGACTCCGTGTAAAAATGATGCAGGCATTAATATTCCTCCGTTTCAATGCTTGGGGTAGTTAATTCAAAATTTATTGTGTACTGCCAGATGCCATTGTTTTCAACTAAAAATCCCTCTTTAATAGGGTACAGCTTTGAACATCCGTCAATCTTAAACCCTGTTAAAATTTGTTTAACTCTTTCTAAAAGCGAGTATGCACCATCATTTGTTTTCAAATGTCGTGTGATTAAAGTTAGAGCAAATTCCATTTTCTTTTGTTGAAAAATGACATCAACTGACTGACTGTTTCCATAATTTCCACCTTGATAATGAACAAGGACTGCACCTTTGGGATGTGTAAATGTATATTCTTGAGGTTTGTCAGGGAAAGACGCAATATACAAATCTGTTATTTTGCTTTTTAATCTTTCTACTATTTGATTTTCGATTTCTTCAATATTCATTTAAAACCTCGTGTCCGAATGTTCTATCATTTGAACTTTTGTTTGTCAGGTATTCTTTTGTCCGAATTGTTTCGCTGTTTTCGTAAGTTTGTACTTCAAGGGCGATAGTTCCTTTTTGGATTTTTTCTAAAGTTTTCAACGTTTCTTTATATTGAGTAAGAATTGATTCGGGCATATCCGCTTGCAGTCTGCGACTGTACAATCTGTAAATGCTCAAATCTATTGCGATAATCCGAAGAAGGGGAAGATGGGTATCAAGAGGTAAATTATATCGACCTCTCAAATACCCATCGATTAGGGTTGAAGAGTAAAGGATCGCCTCAAAGGTTACGGCTTCATCAACTTCGGGGAGGGAGTTATCGTTGGTTAGTTGTACAAGGGTTGCGTGGGTGACTTGCTTCTCGATATCTTCAACACTGCAATACATTTTATATGCCTCTGGCAATACGAATAATTTCGCCTGATACAGTTGCAGCATCAAGTGCATAACCATTAACTTCTTCAGTTGTAGCAACAGGAATTGCTCTGCCTTGAGAGTCACTTGTTATTTTTGCACCTTGAGTTATTGCTGAACCTGATTCAATAAGTAAAATCCCAAGAACTGCAATCGGGGCAAATTGGTCTTTTTCAGTTTCAACATCACAAACGCCAAATGCTTTTGCACCGGCACCGCAAATATTTCCACCAAAGCCCACAAATCTTTGCTTAGACAGGTCAACTTGTGCTTTTATTGAATCAATTAATAGGGGTTTATACAGTTTCTGTGCCATTTGGATCCTCTTTCTTTTTCTCTCCTGCGACTTCATCCGTTGAAACGGTAGGGTCTGTAGTTGCTATGTCCCCAGCTGAAGCACATGTTGTATCCTCGATTGGAGTTATAGTTGTGTCCGCTTTTTTGCTGGATTTTGTAGTTTTAGTTGTGGCGGTTGCAGTTGAATCTGCAGATTGTTTACTTGCAGGCTTCGAAACATTCTCAGCAGTGGATGCCGAAGCAACTTTAGCAGTAGCAACCGGAGTGATGTAATCCGCGAGTTTTGCAATTTGGATTTTGTCCGTAAGCTCAATTTCTTTTCCAATTCCGTAGGAAATTTGGTCATGAAAAATTGTGGTATTTTTTACAATGAATTTTGGCATTTTTTCTCCTTATGAATTTTTGATTAAGTATCCTGCATCAGGTCCAACCAAAAATGGTGTGTAAATGTCTGTTGCACGGATGTATTTAACTTTGTTACCTTCTTTTGTGTACTCATCAATCTTTAAAGAATCTTTTTTTCTGACTGTGTATGCAAAAGCCGGGTCATATTCTGTTCGTGAAGAAGTAAGAGGAGGAACATATGCCAAAACAATGTTATTTCCCCAAACTTTGACAAAATCTCCGCTTTCATTGGTAAATACAGATTTACCTATGAAAATATTTTCTATGTCAAAAATTTGCTTCATTAATTCAAGGGTAATAATTCTTGTTGTACTTGAGCTGACAAGGGTTCTCAATTTAGGATGTTTTTTTAAATCTTTAAACGCTTCATAGCCCATAACCATAGTGTTTGGTTCCTGTGCAATTCTTCCGGCAATTGCATTTTTAGCATCGTCAACTACTCCCTCAGGGTCAGAGTCTCCATGTGAAAATAAACTTGTGCCGGAAAGAACTATTTTATTGCTAGCATCATAATTAGCAGTATTTTGAACCAAATCCGCACATTGTTTTTCATGCTTTAATTTTAAACCTTCAGTTACAACATTGGTTGCGTGAAGTTGAAGTTTAACAACTTTGGATTCCTCTTCCTCCCTATAATCAATAGGGTAGGCAAGGTCGTGTTCGGTAAGAGTGGTTGTCTTTTTATTGAAACCTTTCGGAGAAATCACGTTAGAATTAGCACGAATGCTTCGTTCTGTGTCGTATACTTGAAAAGCTTCCTTGTTAAATTCGAAAATATCAACTTTTTCAAGTTCTGAATCAATAACAGGGAATAAATTTTCAGCGATAAATGCTGAGTTTGAATATCCTCTCGCCACCTTGGAGAGGTAGGCGTTAATTCGTAATTCTTCTAAACGTCCCATATTTTAAACTCCTTTATTTAGTTTTAGCAGAGCATCTTTGAAGTCGATGTTTTCTTTTTCAGCAAGTGCAGTAGCCTCGTTGAAAATCTCGAGGCTTTCTTCACTTGCATCAGCGAATTCATCGTGGTCTGCGGTTGGGGTAGTAGCTTTTTTCTTTGTAGCAACTTCCTCAAATTCAATTTGTTTTGGAAGTGATGCCACAAAAGTTTTAAAATCTTCAACAGCATTAGATGTGGAGTCAAATTTTTTGACATTATCCAATTCTTTGAATATTTTTAAAACAACATCTTTATTTGCAGGAATCAAAGTTCCTTTTTCTAACTGTTTTTCAACAAAATTTTCAAATTCATTATCCCTGATTTTATTTTTCAAATAGTCGAGTTCTTTTTGAATATCATCTTTTCCTGAAGTTTTTTCTTTGAATGTTGAAAGTTCACCTGTTAAATTTTCAACTTTTGTTTTTAATCCTGCGATTACATCCTTAGAGCTTTCTTGCTGTTTAAAATTATGGATTTTTTCTTCAAGATCATTAACTTGATTTTTCAAATCAGCTATTTCTTTTTCTTCATCTTTTTTGTCAGGTTTGTCAGCATCCTGTGATGTTGCAACTTCAAAGGTATAAATATCACTTTCACCCTCTTTAAACTGAACAGCTTCCATTCCTTTTACTTG